TCTCCCATTTTAAAATTTCTTCTAATAGATAAAACTTCTTTACTACCTTGATCTAATGTTACGACGTAAGGTAATTTAATTCCTGTTTTCTCTCCAGTCTCTGGATCTAAATCTTCAAAACCTTCTAGATCTAAATCAACATGATATTCTAAAATTGTAAAATCATTTTCTTCTTTTGATTTTCTAACACCTTCTATTTCTAATTCTTTCTTTTCAATTTCTGTATCTTGTGTGTATCCAGGTTGTAATTCTATGTCTCTGTAAAAACCTGACACTTGTTTTTTTCTTAAATCATTTTCTGACATTTTTAATCTATGTATTATAGCCTCTGCATCTTCTAATGATGTAGCTGTATATGGAACTATCAAATCGTCTGACGGCACGAATTTAGATACGGCTCTGTCAAGAAGTTCATCGTAATAAACTTTCTTGAAAGCAGAGCCGCTGAGAGGGAGATAAAAAAGCATCTGATCGAACTCGGGTTCATACTCTTTCATCTTGTTCATGAGTTGATAGTTCATGAAATTTTTTACTCTAGCTGCTTGGTCTTCTTTTACTCTGTCTACGACACCCATGATCTGAGTGTGCACTGGACCTTTTGCTGGTAGTAATTCTTTGTATGCTTGCGCTTGAAATTGTGTGACTGCTTCTCCTAATACTGGGTGTGTTACACCTGAAGCACCTTGGAAGGGTTGTGTTCTATCTTCGTATTTAAATCCTAAAAGATCTAAACCTTTTATGTATCCATCTTCCCACTCTTTACGAGAAGATTTATAATTCATATAATTGTTGTAAAGGTCTGAACCTAATGTACCTAAAACATCTTCAGGTAATAAATCTGCTAAATTGTCGAAGTGTGAATCTGTATTTGGTTGATTAACTTTGTTTGGTTCAAAATTAATATCTACGGATCCGTCTTCATTTTCTTGTACGTCTACGCCTTCACCACCTTGTGATTCTGCTACTTGTTCTTCTGCTATTGCAACTTCTTCGTCGCTAGGCGTTTTTACTGTGTTCTCTACGACGTTTGGTAGAGCTTTGTCTATTGTTGACATTCTTTTTCTCCGAGTTCTTGATTAGTATAGTCTGTTTAAAAGGAACATTCAACCCTTGTGAGCTTGGTCCTTTCTTTGGTGGTGGGCCACCTCCTGGTATTAATTTAACCATTATAAATCACTCAATTTTTGTAAACCCATTATACCTAAAGATGCTCCTAATCCAATACCTCCAGCTCTCGATAATAATCTCAAAGCTCCGGGGCTCATGCCTAATCTCATAGCTGTTGCTATTTTAGGATTAACTCCTCTAGCTGCAATTTTAGTTGCTGGTTCTGCAAACGTTGCGCCAAGATAATTTAATGGATCTGTTGCAATATCTAATGGTGAATCACCTTCTGCTATTTGTGAGGTTATATTCATGGCTTCCATAGGTAATAAACCTAAAGGTGTTCCAAGTGAAGCTAAACCTCTACCTAAAACTCTTGCACCAGTTTTAATTGTACCAGGTGCAACTCTTTTCTTTTCAATACCAAATGCCCTAGATTTACTAGCTTTGATTGTTGATGGTGCTGTAACAGCTAAACCTGCTGCAGCCTCTGCACCTAACGCTGGTAGTTGATAATCTAATATTGCAGGTCTATCAATATCGATTGATACAGGTTGTGTTGCCATATCAACCAACATACTCTTTTGTTGATCTTCATTTGATAAATAAGTTGTTGGATCGTTATTGTTAAATTGTTTTACTAATCCTGCACCAGCCGCGCCTGCGATTGCAGCTGCACCAAATCCTCTAATGCCAGGGCTTTTTAAAAAATTTGTTGCAAAAGTTTTTACCATTTGCATTTTAGAAGTTGGAGCATCTGCTTCACTTAAAATTGTAGCAGCTTTAACAGGATTTTTTTCTATTGCCTTTGCACAACCTGGGACAGCCAGTCCACCTTCGTTTAATGCATTACAAAATCTTATTTGTTCTCCTTTACCTAAAGTTGAAACAGCTTTTCTTAAGTCATCTTTTGTAACTTCAAAAAAAGGTCTAGCCCCTTTAACATCTATGAAATATCCTTTGTCTTTTGCAAACTTTCTTATGTCTAAACCTTTCTTAGCATATCTATCTAAGTCTGCAGGATCATAAACACTTTCAACATCCGTACCTTCAACTAAAGAAGCAAGTCTAACTTGGTCAGCAGCTTCTTGCCCAAATTTTTCTGCTATACCTGCTAATCTTTTTGGGTTTGTTTGTTCATTAAATAATCTTATTTTTTTTTGAAATTTAGCTGTATCGTCTTTGTATTTATCCAAATAAGATATTGCTTTTGATAAATCAGATTGTTGTCCTGCAATATATCTATTTAAATCTGATCTTGTTAAATCTACAAACGCAGCAAAAGGTGCAACGTTATTTCTGTAGGCTCCTTTGACAGGAATAATTTCATTAATTGATGTACGATATTTTTTATCAATACCCATCTCATCAAATATTTTATTCATCTCTTCGGTGTATGTCGTTTTAAACGTTCTAAAACTTCCAACACCTTTTAGTTCTTTATCAACTTGTCTTAGCCCTTGTTCATAAACAGGTGCAGACCAAGGGTCTCTTTCTTTAAGATCTGTTAAACTTTTAAATATAAATCTTGCCTTATCTTTGTCAGGTTTGACATCAACTCCTCTAATCTTATCACCATCATATGCTCTTGCTAATATAGACATTGCATAAGACGCTTGATAAGGAGTTGCTCCTCCTAAAACTTTTATGGCATCTGCCCTACCTTTTTTAGTCCATAATAACGGATTTCTACCATCAAGATAATTTTGAATAACTTTTGATTTTTTAAATTTATTTACTCGTTTTATAGTATCCTCTGCAGCAAAATCTTTATCCATAAAATCTTTGTATTGTTTAATTTTATCCTCAAGTCCTGTGCCACTTACGTAAGTTGCTTTATTTGGTATTACTGTAAATTTAAATAATTTATTAAACTCTTTTCCTCTAGCAGAATCTTTATTTATTCCTCTTAAAGATTTAATATTGGCTTCACCTAAACCTGATCGTTTTGCAAATTCTTTTAAAGTAATTCCATCTTTAGGAATTAAGCCTGCGTCTTTTGTTATTTTAGATATTCTTCCTATTTCTGTATTTAATTGATCGTTTGTTAAATCTACAATTTTTGTGCTGCCATGTTTTTTAATATAAGCATCTTTAAAAGATTTATTATTATCAAAAGCTTCTCCAATTTGTTTTACTCTACTTCCTCTTCCTTTTTTTAACGGCTTAACATTTTTGGTATCTAAAACATTTAGTAATAAATAACTTGCTCTTTTTATCGCTGCTTCTTCTGATTTTATTTTTTCTAGTTTTTTTACTTCTTTTATAAATTCAGCATTATCAAAATATTTTTGACCTTGAACTGTAAAAGTATTATTTTTAATCCATGCCTGAAGTTTTTCCATTACACCTCCAGGATTTCTGCTAGGCCGCCGCCTTTGAAACCAATAGGGTCAATGCCTAACATCTGTTGTATCTCTCTTATACCATCTGGAAAGTCATCAGGATTTTTTAGAACTTGGTTTAGTCTTTGCATGTATAAAGTTTTTTCTTTACCAACTAAACTTTTATCCATTGCTACGTTTCTAAATAATGTAGAAATATCTTCTGCTTCTAATCCATACTTACGTATGTCTCCGTAACCCATTTGTTTTCCGCTAGATTTTGCAGCAGCTTTCTTTGCAAGCCCTAAAGCTTTGCCAACTAACTTACCTCTAAAGAATGGTACACGACCACCATCTGCAAAATCAAAGTCAGCTGTAGTTGGGTCAAATCCTCTATCAGTTATTGTATTACCTTTTACATCTTTGATTTTAACTAATCTTTTTGCAAATAATTCTATCTGATCTCTACCATCTAATTGTGAAACTGCTGATGCAACACGTGGACCAAAATATTTTTGTACTAATAGTAATGGATCACCTAGTGCTCCACCGCCACCTTCTGTCATAAATTTTAAATCATCTAATTCCATAACTGATGATAGTGTTGGACCACCTGGAAAACTTGGGTCCTCTAAATCTTTAATTGTATTTAAAAAATCTCTAGCGTTACCTCTGGCCACAGGCTGAGCATTTTTTGATACACCTGCCATATCGTAAACTTTATTTACAAGATCATCTCCGATTGTTCTGTCAAAGTTTTGAACTTTC